CGAACTTTTTCTCTTTCTTCTGCGTCAACACCACCATAGACAAAAAATACTTTTCTGTCTTTCTTAACAGAATTATTTATTAGATTGAATATAGGCACCCCATGTGTTTCAACACGGTTAAAAAGAATTAGTGTATTTCCTTTTAGATCTAATGCTAAATTTTTAATAAATTTATTTCTTCTATCATGACCTATTAGATATTGTATTTCTTCCTCATATTCATTGAACTTATGTTCATTGTGTTTGAGAAGAAGAACTTTAATCTGAAGTTTAGATAAATGTCCTTTTTCAATAAGTTCTTTTGTCTGAGTTACTTTATATGAAGGTCCAAACAATCCTTCTAATACCCATTTATGAGTCTGTGACCCGTCTAGAGTACCAGTAAATCCAAATCTATACTTAGCATTGTCTAACTTGGTCATAATGCTAACTAAAGACTTAGATTTAAAAAGGTGTGCTTCGTCTCCAATAACAACGTTAAAATTTTCAAAGAAAGAACGTGGCAACTTATAAATTGATTGCCAAGTTGTAATTACTACATCCATATTAGATGTTTTTTCTTTACCTGAATAAATTTTATGGCAATGATTTTCAGCATCCCATCCGTAATCTTCAAAATCTTTATACATCTGCTCTACGAGAGATGTTGTAGGAACAACCAAAAGAACTTTCTTATCAGTTTCTACATAATACCTAACTACAGAGTAAATCATCAATGATTTTCCAGATGCAGTCGGTGAAATTAAAAGTTTACGATTATATTTAAGTGCATCATAAACTGCCTCACATTGATAATCTCTTGGTTTGTATTTGGTAATTCGATTCATATAATCTTTAACACCTTCGAGAGAAATATGCTCATTCTCTTCAAATGGTGCTCCATAAAATTTGTTATTTTCAAACTCTATGGTGTAATTTGATTTTTTTGCCCAAGAAATAACTTTATCTAAAAGACCAACATAAATTTCCCCCGTATGGGGTGAATACAATCTTATTTTTCCATCCCAGTACTTACTTCTATACTGCGGCATGAACTTTGCACCAGGAACTTCAAATGTAAAATAATCACTTAATTCCTGTTGTATGTATGGTTCACACTTTACAGTTAAAAATATTTCATTCTTTTTTCGTATTGTAATATTAGTCATATCCAGCAGTAAATCTCATGAACTCAATTGCGTTTTTTATTTGGTAAGTTCTATTTAAAATTGTTTTTAAAATACTATCCAAATAAGATAACATTGCCTGATAATATTCAATTTTGGAATTTGATTTGATGAGGTCCTCATCTGCATCTAGATATTTGTCCATATCTGGTTTAAGTACCTTATGGTCAAATGGTTTTTCAATATAAACTTCTGGATCTGCTTTTCCAGAATAATACATCCACTTTTCTTTCTTTAAAATCTTTTGCTTTGTCTCCTCCATTTTTTTGAGAAGGAGAATATTATTATAAATGTTATAATATTTTGAATGTAAAGATGGAATTTTAATTGACTCTGTATGTAAGTTATCTGGATCTATTTTTGAGTCTTGTTCCCATAATGTTTGAATTTCATCAATGTTCATGCTTCAATCTTTTGAATAATGTAATAAGTATACTTGAATGTGACATTTGCTGTCACATACGTAGAGGTTTGCTCTTTGGAATCAAAGGGAATTGTAGATAATGAAACTGGAAACAAACCAGTAAATTTTACATTCAATACTGGGTTAAAGTTGCTGTTATATACGAGTAATGAACCATCACTTTGACCAGATTCGGAGTATTGCCTTCCTGGACTTAACTCATCTTGATCGAGTAACTCTTTATATTGTTCTACTGTTTCTGGGTAACCATATCCCGTTAACCACTTATGGATAGTTATATAATTTTCTAATTCTTCGTCAACTAGAAACTCCAAGGTCAAATCATCATAAGTTAACTTATCTCCTGGGATTGGTATATCTTTAAGATATGTTGGTTGAATTGCTACTCCCAAATTAATAGAAGGAATTGATGCAGTATTGGAGAAGAAATCTACCTTTGGGTACTTTCCTAGGGAGAATTTGAATCCAGTAGGAAGCAAAAAATTTCTGTTCGTTATTTGCTTTGATAATGGTGAACGAACCTCAAAGTTACTCATATTGACACTGCAAAAATCTATAATTATTTATTTGCATAAAAAAAGAGGGTCCGAAGACCCTCTCAATTTCCTTAGTGATGAATCACATTAGGTTGTCAACACGTACTCTTCTGTAGTAACGGTTGGTGTTTGGAGCAAGACGACCGAGACCAGCATTGGTGCCTTCTGCGAATGGGTTAGCAACGATGCCGTAACGGGTCTTAAATCCGATTTTTGGCTGGAAGGTATTCTCACCAACTGCACGTACCATCTGGAGAGGTACATATGGGCAGTAGAAGAGACCAGCATCATAAGGTGAAGAACCCTTATAACCAACAACGTAGTACTGGTTAGCACTGTTGTTTGCTGCATATGGGTCAATGTAAACTCTGTAACGACCATTGAGAACACCTGCGAAGGTGTTGCCAGTGTCATCAACGTTGAGGTTTGCATTAAGTGCAGGGGTGTAGTCAAGAAGTCCTGCGTGGGTGAGTGCTGAAGCAACATCTGCAGAGCAGAGAATCATGTTGCCCTTTCCTCTACGAGTTCTTTGTGCAATCTGGTTTGCATCACGCTCGATTTGGAAGATAAGACCCTTGAACTTCTCAACTGACCAACGACCGTTGGAGTCAACGTCGAGGTCAAATACACCTGAAGTTGCTGTGTTTAGAGTTGCACCCTGCTCAGCAATCTTGTAGATGGTTCTGATAACTTCACGGTTGATTTCAGCAAGAATCTCTGTTGAGAGAATATTTGCTAACTCAGCCTCAGCATTCAGACCATGGATTGCCTTGAGGTCTTGTGCAAGCTCTAGTGAGTACTCAGCCTTGAGTGCTCTTGACTTTGCGGTAACGGTGACTTTCTCGATTGAGAATGCCATCTCGTTGAACTGAGCATTGCCATTACCGAGGTCTTCTGCATCGGCAGTGGACATACCCTGACCAAGGTTATATGCAGTTTGATCTGCAGTTGCGGTTGGGTTTAGAAGTCCTGGGTTTGAACCTAGTTGTGCAGTTGAACCGAAACCAACGGTAGCACCAGCACCAACAGCATTGCTGTAATCTGATGGCTGACCTGAGAATGCAGTATTTGCTTCATCAAATAGTGCTTCTGTTCCGTTCTGGTTGGTATACTTCGAACGCATTGCGAAGATAAGACCAGTTGGAGCATTCATTGGTTGAACGCCTGCGAGGTCATATGCGACCAAGTTAGGCATTGAACGACGAATGAGAGAAATTAGAACTGGATCAAAACCTGCAACAGGTGCAGATGCTCCACCACTGAAACCTGCAGCACCACTTGCTGATGGGTCGGTGTTTACGGTTGGAGCTTCATAGAGAAACTCACGCTCTTCACGGAGTGCTCTCTCTTGGTTTTCTAGCAGGATCGCAGTAACTGATCTGCGGTGTGCATCCTTGATTTCACCTAGACCATTGTAGTCTAGGAGAGGTGCCCACTTTTCCTGCAATTGTTCTGCATTGAACATTTGCATTTGACTTTACCTCGTTTTAAAAATGTTTTTGTTTGACTTATGATATAAAAATCACTTTTTGGAAACTCTCTCAAGTGCCTGAAGATAAGTACCCATCATTCCAGTAACTGGTTGTGAGTAATCAGTCTCTTCAGCCATATAATCTTGAGTGCTTCTCTGAGTAACTACATTTGATGGAAAATATGATTCCCTTAATGTTATTAGTTTCTCACGATAGTCTTCTTCACTGCCAAACTCAACATTTTCTGCAAGAGTAGCAAGCTTGTCTTTCTGGGAAAGTGCAAGTCCTTCGGATACCTCAGCAAAGATAATATCAGTTGCTGATTCTGCTAGCCTCTTATTTAGAGCAACATTTCTTTCGATCTGCTCGTTGAGTTTTGTCTCCATTTCATCAAGTTTTTCTACCATGCTCTCAAGCACATCATATTTTTCTTCAGGGATTGATACATAATGTTCTTCAAAAAGTCCTTTCAGACCCATGAGGAATGACTCAGTTGCCTGAGCTTGGATTCCTCTTTCAACTGTAAGTGCATTCTCTTGAATCCACTCATCAGCAACATACTCAAGATATGAATCAAGTCTCTCGGTAAGAGACTCTTCAATTTCAACAATTGCTTCTGCTAGTTGCTGCTCGTAATGTGCAATAACTGCTTCTTCAATTTGCTGAGTTCTTGCATTTAATGCTGCTTCAAAAACAATTCTTGCTTTGTCTCTAAATTCTTCTGATAAATCTTCACCAGATAGAAGTGCATTAACATCTTCTTCAATTTGCTCTTCGATTTCAGAAACTACTTCTTCTACTTCCTCGTCGATTTCTTCATCAGCATCTTCTTCGAGGATTTCTTC